CTTCATTTTACCTTCATCAAGTTCTTCTTTGATATCATCAATAGATGCACCCATATCACCGATAGCAAATGTTACTTTACCATCTCTTTTGTATAGGAACTTCTTGACTGACTTTTCATTACCTTTAGTAACAAGTGTGACTTTTTCTACTCTACCCTTGTTTACTGTATTCTTTGACTTAACAATATAATCAACAAAGTCTTTGCCTTTGCTGATTGTAGAACTAGTCTTGAGTTTAATGGTTTGGCCCTTCTTTAGTTTGTCGAATATCTTATTCAACTTAGGGTCATCCATCTTCATCTCATCGATTTCAATCTCTTCTACTTCAAAACCTTCAAGGAAAACTTCCTCTCCCATTTTAAGTTGTTTTGAGACCATCTTAGCAGTCTTAAGCATATCACGATACGACTTAGAAATCATCTGAACAAACTGTTCTTTGTCTCTTGGTTTCTGAATCATGTCATGTGCTTTTAACAACAACTCAACAAACTTAGGGTCAACCTTCTGTTTCTTTCCATCTTGGAATTCAATAGAGAAGTTGCCTTTAGTGTCTTTTGATTTACGCAATTGCATAATCATATTCTTTTTTGCAAGTTCTTGGTCTTTATCAGTTGCTTTCATGTCATCTCTGTCAGCAGGATCAATACCTCTCCTACCACCAGCGCCGTGACGCATAGCGTCCCTACGAGCAGATGATTCTGTGATTTCCTCTTGAGTTACCTTACGAACTTCTGCAAGGGATTCACTCATTGTTTTACTATATCTAGTCATATTACTTTTCCCTAATTTTAAGTAGTAGTTTACCACTTCCTTTTATTAATCTGTGATAAACCATTTTATTGATATGATATATTCTACCATGCTTCAGTTCTTCAGGCAATTGGTTATCCATCTGTAATTTCCAGTTATAACCAGAAAGTACAGTAATCTCTCTATCAGTTCTATCACGATGCCAGACTAACTCATCCTTTTCAACGTCATGTTGAAACTCTCTTAGCATGATGTCAGTTTCTAAGGCTTTATCGTTATATGGGTTTACCAAAAGAAGTTACCCCCACCAGATAAACCAAGTTGTTTAGCATACCGTGGTAAATTACACGCCCAGTATCCTGCTGTGGTCTTATCTTTTTTGTTTGCACAATCGTGTCTTGCAGCAAACGATTTTCTTGCTTCTTTATCGTCTAACTTAACTTTTAAACCAGAGGTGTCACCCCAAGAAACTTTCTTTACTTTGTCTCCGTCTTTAACATAGACATAGTATTTCTTAGAACCACCAACCTTTGGTTTATTTAGTTCAACATCTTTCCCTTGGTATTCAGATTCCATCATAGGACAGTCCAAGGGAACATGTTCTCCATTATATGTGTCGTATTTACCGATATCACCTTCCAGTAGTTCTTTGTCAAAACCAACTGGACTTAATTCACCTCTCTCATAAAGGCTTCTTTTTTCGTTAAAAAATTCGTAGTACTTCTCTGAACCCACACGATATTCGTTGGATTCTATTAAACTTGAATCTGCACATTCATTACAGCAATCTGGTGTGCCACAATCAAGATGTTCCTTGAATGATAAAACTGGTTGGCCTGGGGTCATTTTCTGTCTTTCTTTTCTCGAAGCATCAGTTCCAATTTCACGAGAATCTTCTGTGTTCTCTTTTTTCCCTTTTGCTTGTTTCCATAAATCTGCGTCAGCAGTTGTTCGTGTCTTACCACCTGTAAGAAACGAGTTCACTCTAGCAAATGCCCATTGTTGTGGGGTTGTGCCTGGGCGATGTCCTGTTTTCCATGCAGCCATTCCCCTGTCGTATACCTTCTTTAAAATTCCATAAGGTACACCAGACTTTTCTGCTTTAGTAACAAGTCCTTCAATCTTTTCGTCCAATTGAAACTCTTCTTTAGCAACACAGTTTGGCACCATCTTACCATTCTTTTTCTTCATACCAACCTGTTTGTGTGTATCCCAACAAGGGTCTTCTTCACCAAACATGTCTTTAAATTTCTTTGTACTCTTAGATGGTTTTGTTTTTGCAGTTGCATCGCCTGGAGCAGGGCCATCTTTACCTTTTGCAAAGTGTGCCGCACGTTTATCTTTTGTAGACTTTGCCATATCTCCAGCATAATACTTTGCTGGTTGTGTACCTTTTTTATCTTTAATCTCTTTGTCTTGTTCAACTTCTCTAAGTCTAGGTTCTCTACGATTAACAGATGGGTCTTCATTTCTAAGATTATCTGGATCATTATTCATAGGATTATTATCCTTATGTCCTACATCCATCCCCTTAACTGTTTTATCACCCATTGCTCTACGGGCTTTGTTTCTAGAAGAACGTCTTGCAATTTGCTCTGGCGTTCCGTGATAGTTGGCGTACTCTCTTTTATAATTTCTTTCAGAAACATCATACAACCATTTCTTATGAATTGTACCATCTTCTTCTGTAAAAGTAATATAGTTTGTTCCTCTACGAATAACTGTACCAGAAACACCTGTGTATGTATCTTCAACTATATCACCAATTGCAAATAATTTGCCTTCAACATATAAGTCACGAACTACATCGTCATCAGTCATTACATTTGTTCTAGGAACAAAAGACTCACGAACCCCCATATATTTACGAACATCTTTAAATAGAGACATTCCTTGGTTGAATCCTTTTGGAAGTCCGTTCTTAAATGAATCGTAATCATCTGCAATTGCAGCTGCTCTCATCTTAGATGCAGACATTCCAGTAACACCTTCTGCATCTGGGTCTCTTTCACCAGCAGATACAACTTCAATATTATCGAAACCATAGTAACCGTGTCTTGCTTCAACTCCATTGTACTTATTCAATAGTGTTTCAAATTCTGAAACTCTATCAGAACCAACAACCATTACAATTGATTTGTGTCCCTTGTTGTGTAGTGTAACTGCAATTTCAAATACGTTTCTTGCTTTATCAACAACAATAGTTCTAGAATGTTTTGGGAACATCTTCTTCATATATGCAACTTTCTTTGCATATGGAAGTGGGTCTTTCTTTGCGTTCTCTGAATGAGATGCAAAAATATAATAAGGAGCAGAGTTTCTTTTTGCTTGTTTAGAAACTGCTTCCATTAATTTTTCATGTCCAGTAGTTGGTGGATTAAACCTACCGAAAGTAAATACAGCAGTATCTCCACGAGCTTCTATAATTTCAGAAAACTTCTTCATTTATTCCCACCCTGTTTTAACTTTTTTAATCGTTCTAATTCTTGTTTTTTTAATTTAACCATCATCTTCTTTGCAATCTTTTGAATGGCAGTACCCTTCTTTGCAACAATACGATTATCAATTTCTACTCGTGCAGCAGGTGCTAATTTCATATAATCTGCTGGACTCAATCCAGCAAACTTCTGTAGTATTAACATCTTTGCAGCCTTCAATGCACGTTTATGTAACATCTCTGGTGTTGCAAGTTTCATTTTCTTTCGTGCAACCTTCGCTTTGAATGCAGAGGACTTTGCCATCTTCGCCATTCGTCTGCCCATCTTACGTCTTTGGGCCATAGAGACTGCCTTTTTCTCTACCAGTTCAGATGTTAGTTCTTTGAATGTTTTCATCTGTCCCATGCCTTGATTGCTGTAAAGTTATTAAAACTAAATTCCATTCTATCAACTAACTTTACTGCATTACCACTCACTCTGTCAATAGCAACAAATCCTTCTGGATTAACTACTTTGAATCCATTAGGAGTTCTAATGAAAGTATCAGTTAATTGCTTAACACTATTTAGTTTCTTAACAATACCCATCTTTGCTTCAATTAGATAGTTCTGAAACAAAATAACCTGTTCTAAATTCTTTGTATGTTTCTTTAGTTCTCGTAACATCTCTTTCTTTTCAATCTCAACCTTTTGCTGAGACTTCTCTGTTTTGAGACTTTTAATTCTTTTGTCGTATACATCAGATACCCACTTTAAATAACCCTCTGCATGTTTCTTAGGATTATTGATTGGTTTACCTTCTCTAACTTTACTATTGTAATATGTCTTTAATGATGCACCAGCAACATTACCTGTAAATGTATTTTGAATATTTAAAAACTTATTCAACATAGATGCATTAATCTTTTGGAAAGTTTTACCAGCACCAGATAAAGATTTAGTAACTACTTCTGTTTCCTTTTCAGTCATTGTTGCTTTACCAGCAACATCTTTATAAGTTGCGTCATCCATCCAAACTGAAGATGGTGTACTAAGTCCTTTAATATCTACTCCGAATGATGCTTTCATATCTTGAAGTGCGTCACCAGTATAAGTGGTGTGCCACACGATTCCAATTTTAGAACTATTAATCTTTTTTCCAAAGTCACTATCTATTGGAACAGCATATACAATTGTATTAGGTTGGAATGTGTAATATCTCTGTCCATCGATTGTATCTGTTTCTACATCATCTGTCCACATCAAGTCGCCTTGAAGTACACCCTTTATTCCTAACTTAGAGAACTCTGCAAGTGCAACTTTAAACTTACTGTTCAATGCACCAGATAGTCCATCATCGTCAATCTCTTTTGCAGTCTTATATAATTTTGGTGTTGCGTTGAATACTGATTTCTTTGCAACGAAAAACTTTCCATCTTCTGGGTCGATACCAGCAAAGATTGCTGGAGCGCCGTCCCATTTAACTGTCATGTTTACAGATGAACGTGATGCACCTGCCAACATATCTCTAAGGGAACGTACAAAGTTAATTGCAGCTCTACCGCCCGGCACACCAAAGTTAAGTATCTCATCTTCGATATGTTCTAGATGTAGGTTCTTACCACCCTTATCTTCGTTTAAATGTTGTGAGAACGAAATCATTTAGCAAGTCCGTTATATTTAATAGCAAGTCCAGTAGGGAATTGCCCAAGTTTCTTTTTACCAGCATGTCCAGATTTGTTTGAACGTATTGACATATTCATTGTAAGGCTATCATCTCCAGATTGCAAGATAATAAACCAATTTTGTTTAGACTTTGGTGATACAACTGCTTTCACAAATTTAACTTGTGGTAGGAATACACCTACTGCATCTCTGTCTGTTACTTCTTCATATGTATTTCCAACTGCTTTAATAACAATTGTAGGAACATCTGGAGCATCTCTTAAAATTTCTTCTTTAATATATTTAAGTGTTGCATTCTTATTTTTATTAAATAAATCAACAGTACCTTTTCTCATAATCTCAAGCATGCTATCGTAATCTTTTTCGTAAGCACGATTGTTTGCCTTATCATAATCTTTTAAAGTTTTCTCTGTTGTTCTTCTATCTTTGTGTCTACCATTTATACCACCATCAAAACTATCAAGTGGAGGCATACCGCCAATCTTAGAATATACTTGAGCGTATGCAGTACTTCTTAATTGGTCTAACAGTTTAGTTTGTCCCATTGCTGTAAACACTGGTCTAACATATGTGTTGAGTTGTGGTTCAGATGTTTTCTTACCACCAGCCTTTAAACTAACACCTAGAATTTTGTTGTCTTGGTATTTAATAAACATATCGCCTGGATGTGATTTAGGAACACCAGCAGGTTTTGCACGATATCCCCAATATACATTTTTGATTTGCTTATCGTTATGTTGGTCTTTGATGAATTGTAATATCGCAATTGCGTTATTCATCTTGTCATCAAACTTAGTTGAGGTATCTGCTTTGTTAATTGTTTCTCTTGCAGCAACTGTATCTTTAGAATCGACACATGCAAGTTTTCGGGTATCAACAGTCAATAACCATTGATGAAAGTCTTGAATATTTGAGGGAGTGTAGTTTAATTCAAATGCGATGCATGGGAATAGTTCAGTGATACTTGAGTTGAGTGTTGTTTCACCCATACCACCAGCCATAGGTTTGACTTCAATTCTGAACGCCTTATCATCAAAAGTACCATCAATAGGGTCAACGCTCGATGAAGAAGTATCTGAAAGTTTTGCATCAATACCAGACTGACGCAATCTTCTTAATATCTCATCTCTATCTGCGTCCCTATCACTGGAACGTACCCGATAAACAGTTCTCTTACTTGAAGATGCTTTTGAGTTTACCTCAAATTCATATCCATCAAAAAAGTCAGACGGAAGTGTCTCTTCGTGTAATGCCTGTTCATCAAGATTAATATAACTCTTGAATCCTTGCATTTATCAATTTCTCCATTTGCACAAATATTATTACACTTCTATTTATAATATATAAATGTTAGGAAGTCAAGATAAATTACACCTTTATATCGTTAAACTTGTCATATCTGGCAGATATAGGCGATTTATCAAACGCTGGTGTGTCATTCTGTCCACTATCAACGATATCATGTTGTGCTTCCTGTTCTACATCATACAGTTTCATTCTTGCTCTGTCAATACCCACAACAAATCTTTTGTTTGCGCCTGGGTCGTTATAACGATTTTTCAACTGTTTTACCATTATCTGTCCAAGTTGTTCTAACTCATCAGTGGTAATTAATGCAAACATCAAGTCAGCAGTTGCAGGCAATCCAAATGATTCTGAAGTATCTTCAAGTCCAACATCAGAACTATTAAATCCACCACGAGTTGTTTGTGTTGCAGACATAATAGGTACATTACATTCAACTGCAAGTCCTCTTAGTTCTTCTGCAATCGCTTTGATATAGAAGTAAGAACCAACATTCGCATTACCTTTAAAACGAGATGAACCACAAATGTTCAAATAGTCAATAAAGATGACATCTGGTTTGAATGATTTCTTTAGTGCAAGTTCTTTAATTAGTGAACGAAAATGTCCACTGTGAGCAGATGCAGTTGGATATTCCTTAATAATAAGTTTACCATTTGTTTTACTTTGAATTTTAGATAGTCTATCTGTGAACATCTTTTTAGGTAAATCTTTTAAATCATCCATAGTAATATTCATTAAGTTTGCATCAATACGTTCTGCAATCTTTTCTTCTGCCATCTCCAAAGTAATGTACAATACATTTTTACCTTGCATCAAAGTAGATGATGCCATGTGACACATAAACAAAGATTTACCAACACCTGTACCAGCAAGTGCAATATTTAATGTCTTTTGTGGAATACCACCATTAGTAATTCTATTAAAGTAATCTAAATCAAACGCAAGTTTCTCTTCTTTCTTATGATAGAATTCATATCTCTCCTCTGCATCATCAACGTAATCGTGTCCAATGTGAGAATCGAATGCAACTGATAATGCGTCAGTAAGAATACTAGGAATAGCTTCTGGAGTATGTTCTTTATCTTTACCTTCGATGATTTGAATACCGTTGAGAATTGCATTGTATACTGCTTTGTCCTTACAGAACTTCTCTGTAGTTTCTACTAACCAGCTCATGTCAACCTCAGCATCAACCAAGGTTTCGATAATCTGTGTTACCTTTTTAAATTGTTCATCATTGATATCTTTACGTCCATCAACTTCAATAGATAACGCTTCCTTAGTAGGTCTATTATTATACTTTTCAACAAATTTAGTAATCTCTTCAAATACAATTCTCTCTTCTGGATTGGAAAAGTATTCTGGTTTTAGAAATGGCAAAACCTTACGAGTGTAAGGTTCATTAAAAATCAGATTACTGAGAGTTGTTTTTTCTATCGTTTGTGTTGACATATTGTAAATCTTCTCCATCTATTTGTTTTCTTATGATATCTTCTAATATCTTGCCTGCAAGTTCAAAGAAGTCATCTTTAATACT